ACGGGATTTTGGAACCCTCCTCACCGCGCTGGGGGAAATCGGGTATGGGTTCGCCTACAGAATTTGTGACGCTCAATATTTCGGAGTGGCCCAGCGACGCCGCCGTGTGTTCGTTGTCGGATACCTTGGAGACTGGAGACGTGCCGCAGCGGTTCTTTTTGAGCGAGAAAGCCTGTCAGGGCATCCTGCGCCGAGCCGAGAAGCGCGGGAAGAAGTTGCCCAGTGCCTTACAACGCGCACTGGAAGCGCATACGACCCAACCACCGAAACCCTGCCAGTAGCACAGTGCGCACCTTTAAATACACAGCTTGGATTGCGCGGAGCTGACACTAGCAACTCAAGCCGCGAAGGTGTTGGCATTGGCAAAAATGGCGATCCTAGCTTTACACTACAAGCCGCGCACTCTCACGCAGTCATCACTCCAGCAGCCGTCCGTCGCCTAACACCAATAGAATGCGAACGCTTGCAAGGTTTCCCTGACGACTTCACGCAGATACCGTGGCGTAATAAGCCAGCAGAAGATTGCCCGGATGGGCCTCGATACAAGGCTATGGGCAACTCAATGGCTGTTCCGGTTATGCGCTGGATTGGCGAGAGAATACAAATGGTGGAGAGTTTAGATGGATAAACTAACCCCAGCCGACCAAGCGATCCTAACCTACCTTCGTCAACAGGTGGATCGCTTGCAAGATGAACGCTATCGCAGAGATGCAAGACCAAGCATCAATAATGAGCTACAGATTGCCCAGCGCGATCTGGCCGAATTTACGTCAAAACTTAGGAAACAGGGAGCTAATATATAATGAGCAAGGCAAAATATACGCGAGCGGAAATCTTGGAGACTGCCAAGGAATATGTGACCAAGGATCGCGCCGCCACGCATGGTGATATGGAGAGCAACCTGACCGCCATATCTCACCTCTGGTCAATATATCTTGATAAGTTGATTAAGCCGCATGAGGTAGGGGTAATGATGACGCTTTTGAAGTGCGCCAGATCAATGTCAAATCCAGAACACGCCGATAACTATATTGATGGTGCTGGTTATCTCTCATGCTCTGCGGAGCTAATCGCCAAAAAGCCGCAAGATAAGTCTGAGCCAGTTGTATTTCAAGGAGGCAACACATGACCATTGCCGTGTCTCATTGCCCTCACTGCGATGGCCATATCAAACTGCAAACCAAACAATCTCGGGCGCACCATGCCTATGGCTTCCCAACGATCAAACGACGCAGAAGTTGCCCAATATGCAACTTCAAAATATCAACAATCGAGCTGCCATTGGAGATTGGCAATGAAGTATTTGCGGAGGATTAACGATGGACGATGAAGTGCAAAAAAAGATTGAGATTGCAGGTGCCGTCGGTGCTATCTTTGGCTTCGTCAGCGGTGCTGGGCTGATGGCCTTGGTCGGCATTATCTTTTAGGGAATGGTGCGGGTGGCCGTGTGAATGGTGGCGCATTCGGTAGCACGTTAACCAACAAACAATGTTGGACCACCCGCTCAATATTTCTACATTTTGCCTGCTAAATTTGCAAACTATTTAATTATTTTGGCATATGTTTTCGGGCCAACAATTCCATCTGGCTCAAGTCCATTGCCAGCTTGCCAGACCATCACATATTTAGCGGTCACTTGCCCAAAGATACCATCAGCATCAAGACCAAGAACCTCTTGGATTTTCTTAACCGCCTCACCCTCACTTCCAACCTTCAAGAGAGTTGGACGCGGGGCTGGATTAACCTTGCCACCCAGAATTTCCAAAGCATCGTGATAATGATGTTTCCGATCCTCAAGACCGATTGTTCCGCCATTGATTTTCTTTGTGGCCTTCAGGATGTCATCCGCATATCGGTTCAAATTGTTTTCTGACCAGAACCAACAGGCGCTTTCAAGAGCGCCTTCTTTAGTGTCCAAATACTCAATGGCCCGTTCAATCGTCTTGCCGACACTGTTTGCGAAGGCAGTTTGATTATTTTTGCCCGTGAGCTGGATTACTCCGGCACCCTTGTGTGTCCAGCCATCACCGCTCTCCGTTGGACCATTGCCCATGCGATTAGCATAGATCACGTTTGCAATCTTTTCAGGTTGACGGTGGTATTCCTGCGCATCACGCCCAGCGCGTTCAAAATACTTAGGAAAGATCGCGTTAAGAGCTTTCGCGGAGTAATTGAGATTTTCCTTCAGGACGCGAAAGTTATTACTTTCGTGACCACACTGAGCCATAAACATCGCTATCCGATTTGGCGTGTCGATCTCATATTTTGGCAGCATGGTCTGCAATGGTGCGACCCATTCAGCCCAGTCTTTATTGCCGTGAAGTAGTTTGTGAACTTGATCCGAAGAAAGTATCATCTTTATTTCCTTCCAAAGAATTTAGTTGCGCCACGAATACTAAAGCTGGCGCTCACGATGGCTCCTAACGTGTAGCGATAGTAATCGGGCATGGCGTTGAGTGCAGTAAACCCGTCAGCCACTATATCACGCCCCCACTCACCGCAGAAGGCAAGCACCAGAGGCACAGAGAACAAAATTGTTAGCCATTCGTCTTTCCAGCTTTCTTGGGAACCTTCAGCCATTATCTTTTCCCAGTCGGCCTCTGAGGTAGCCTGAGACAGCATAATCTGGGCTTGAGCTTCGGCCTTTGCGACCTTGGCTTTGCTTTCAGCGGCCTTCTGTTCCATCTTGCCCTGGACAATGCCCCCGACAATGTTGGTGATTGGGCCTAAAAGTTGACCGATCATCCGCCCTTACCCATATTTGTGAAGCCGTAGTAAGCCGCCACGATAGCTGCGATTGAAACATAATAAATGTTGCTCATGCTTGCCAGCATTTCACTGGCCTGTGGAAGCTGCATCCACTCAGTGAAAACAACCCCGAAAGGGAAAACCAGCATACCAGTCAAGGAAAACCAAGCCATTTTGCGCTGCGCATCACGCTTGGCGTCTGCGTCCTCCATTTTGCGACGACGATCTTCCAGCATGATCGCCTTTTCTTCCGGGTCTAATTTTCCGTTACCGTTCAGATCATATTCGTCCATAATATTTCTCCTAATCTGATAGGGGGTTATCCAGAGCCCTTTGCAATTTTGCGTCAAGGCGGTTTTCTAAATCTTTCATTTCGGTATCTTGCGATGAGCGAAGTCTATCACGTTGAGCCTCAAAACGCACGTCTGCATTGTCAATTAACGATCTGACCTCTGCCTCATTTTCTCTTAGCGATTTATCCACCCGGTCTTCAACGATGCGAACCGTGTCCTCAATCCGGTCAGTTTGTTGCTCAATCCGCAACAGATCATCTTTAAGGCCGTTCTTGATGTCCCGTGAATATTCAACAGCCTCTTCGACTTTCTCCGCCATACCGGAAACCTTTGCATCCATCACCTCCATTTGCTGCTGATATGCACCGAGGTCTAAACCAGCGACCTCCTCAATCTTTTGGTAGAGAACAAAGCCACCGTACAAGCCGCCCACTACAGTGGAAACAAACGCAAAGATTGCAGCCACCGAGGCAAACGTGAACTTAAACCCGCCAGCCTTAATCTCGCGATCAGCAAGGCCGTCTATGTCATCGGCCACTTTGGTTAGGTCAGTCAATTCTCAAACTCCATTTCACCCTCAGAGTTTGTTTGGCTATTCTGCAAGTCTTGCAGTGCTTGCAACTCAGCGCGAAGCATTTGCACCTCAAGCCGACGCTGAGTTAGCTCAAGCTGATATAGGTCATCACAGTTTATACGGCTTCGCGGCTTGTCCAGCGGTATAACGATGCGAGCATAAAGCCCGATGTCTTTGCCTTGTCCGACATTACCATCGTTGTTGATCACACCTGTCACGCCCCATTCCAAGGTCGTGCCGCCACCAATGGCGTTGCTGCAATCTAGGTTGCCAGCGCGGAATCGGTCTGATTGGTAGTTCATAGGTGGGTTGGGAAGTTGGACAGCGAGAGAGCTACTATCCGATCTAGCTTGGATCGCGGATATAAACCAGATTGAAACCGCAATGCAGAAGACACCGTATGCAATCCAAAGCACCCTCACGGTCTGCCACCGTCAAGCCTCGAACATATCTTGCTCGCGACCATTGGCTTGTCGCCACGATCCTTTACGATCTTTGACGTAGTGCATAGATAAACCGCCCGGTCCATGTCAGCTTTACGAATGTAAACTGCAAAGTCTTTACGCTCTTCGTGGTCCACCTTCATTATGCGATTAGGCGACGAGAACTTTATGTTTCCCCAAGCCTCATCGAATACTTCGACCTGATAGTATTTGACATCGTTACGAGCATTAAAGAGAGACATATCGGCGCGAACCACACCAGCAACGTGGGACGGTCGAACCTCTGGATATGCAGGCGTCATATCATGTGCCGCCACTGGCGCAGCAAGACAGAGGAATATGCAAGCTCTAATCAGCAATGCACTCTGCCACAACTAGCGCCGTATAGGTGCCACCGGGAAAGGGTTTGCTAACCCCATATACCGCTTCGCTTTCAGTCTTGAACCACGTTGATCCAGCAACGGTTAGGGCAAACTCTGTGGTCGATCCGTAAGTCACCTTCGCTGCGTCATAGCCAGACATACCAGCGTCAGATGTATTGTGGACGGCGGTTGACCCTGTCCAAGTCACCGTGTCACTGAGTGAGGGTGATGAGCTAAACGAGGTAGGATGCGTAATCTTTGCAGTGTAGTAATTGGCCAATGCCACATCGTATCGAACAACAGGAACAACGCCTGCACTCGCAGAGGCCGTGGTCAATTTGTCAGCGGTAGGGTTGCCGTAAACACCGACAGTATCTGTTGTGATAACGCAGCGAGCTTGAACAGTGCCGTTGATATTTACGTTGTTTGCAAGTGCAGGCATAGCCACACAAGATAGAACAAGGGTTAGATACTTCATATCAATCTCCATATTGGCTTTGCACCATTTGCTCATGAAGCAATTGTTGGGCCAAGTTATTTCTCAGTGCCTTTTTGTTATCGGGCAAATCAACCTCTGTCAAAATATTGACATCCCCGTAAGCTCCCCCTCCGATGCTTGTATTATAATACATGGCGATATTGGTTTGCAAATTGATCTGATTAATCAAGTCGGACTGCCCTTGGGCTTGAGTGAGTGTCAGAGCATTGGCCGAGGCCATGAGGCCCATCTCCAAGCGTGTCTCCTCTTCCTCTTCGTCCTCTTCGATAATTAGATTACCATCCGCATCATATTTAAATTCGGTCTCATCTTCCAAAACCTCTGCTACGGACTCATCTTCCAGCGCATCATATACCTCAACCTCGATCACAGGCGGTGCAGGTTTGACGTAACCCGGACAGTTTGGGTCTATCTGCGGATCGTAACAGGGATCAAAGCGGTAACTGTAAATCACAACAGGATCGATCACTTCGCCTGTACCTTCGACATCAATTGAGCCATTCCCCCGAAGAGACGCCGGGATGTAAGGAAGGGAAAACTGTTTGGTGATTGTGTTGCCGGGAACGCCTGACCAATTGTCAGTCTCGCTGAACGTGTAGCCCGTGCCATCGGCATTGCCATTGCGAATATGCACCCTCATTGGATCGTCTGCGTTCTTAACGGTGCTGTATCTGTAAATCAGGCCGTTTACGTCCAACCCGTCTTGTGAGGGAAGAACCGACCCCATAGACCAAGACAGACCGCTTGCGGCGGCATTGCCTGTCACCCCAAATACATATGGATCAGAGTAACAACAGGAGGCCCAGAGCGCCCAGCACAGCGCCGATGCCAATGGTTTTGGAGTCTTGTCCATCAATCAAACTTTCTATAGCACCGCGCTGCATTTCTGGCGCAGGGTCTTCGTTGGCTTCCATCTCCCAAGCGGTTTTAGCCGCATCACCAATCAAGCCATCCTTGGGGCATGGGGTTCCAGCGTTCATCATTGCATCAAATATGCGCTCGTCTTGGCACATCACCGATACCGCTGCCACCTTCATGCCCATATCATACATTGTCTTTGCGTTCTTCAGCTTCTCGCAGTTCATATCCCGCACGGTGCGACCAGCCGAAATGCCAAGTATCTGCGTCTGTACAGCGCCAGCCACGCCGACCGTGCAAAGATCACTGTTGCTTCCAGATATTTGAGGGGAGATAGCAGAAGGTGGGGGAGAGTTGACTGTTGTATCCATTGAGCCATTGCTTGTGACGGTGCTTTCGCTTTTCACTACGTCACTGTCTTGCGCAGATGCAGCAACCCCTGCAAGCGCAATGGCTATAGCTAAAAGAAACTTCATCCCATTTTCATCAGGACTGCGACCAAAAGAGCAATGATTGAGCCAGCGGCTCCAATTAGAATTGCCTCAAGTCTCTTAATTCTAATAAAGACCTCTTTAAACTGTATTGACGCTTGCGTTGAGAGAGCCACAACATCTTTCTCAACATTGTCAATTCGTTCATGCGCCGATGCCACTGTGCGTTTGTCCATCTTAGTCTTCCAAGTTAAGTGTTAGCTGCGATTGAAGCGTTGGCAGCGGTCATATCTTCTGTAGTCCAGAAGTCTTTAGCCACCATGAGTGTCAGATGCTCTACGTTGCGTGACACAGTGTCAGCCCAATCAGCGTCTTCCATGCCCTCTGGTTGCCCAGCGTTTAGCAAATCGACCGAATGGCCCATAGCGACAAAGTGCTGTGCGATTTCTTCTGTAGTTGGTGTATCAGTCATGTCTTTCTCCTTATGCGTTTTCTAGGGCAGTAATCCGTGCCTCTAGTGCCGTGATAGTGGCTTGCTGTTCTTGGATTGCTTTGATGCAGAGTGACACCATATTGGCATAACGTAAGGCGTCTGGTCTGTCTTGATCGTCATACTCAACAAACTCTGTAAGTCCCGCATCGTGTACTTCCTCAGCAATCAAGCCACCAAATACTTCGTCGCCATCGTCGTTGCCTTTGTATGTAACAGACCGAAGCGTGAGTAACTCATCTAAACCATGAGTGGCGTCACTGACTGTGTTCTTGTAGCGCAATGATGAAGTTGATCTGAATAAAGCCCCGCTTGTGCTTGATATTTGAACATTTGCGCTTGCTGCCGTTGTTTTGCTTGCGACAGGTGGCAAGAACCAAGTTAAAGAACCGTGATTGTAATACCCTCTAGGATCACCATCCCCATCCGACAGAACAATGTTGTTGCTTGAGGTGCGGATGTCCAAGCCGCCAAAGTTGCCAGAATGTCTACCTATGATGACGTTCTTAGAGCCTGTGGTCATATAAATACCAGCGTAGGGGCCAATATATGTATTATCTATGCCTGTTGTTGTTCCGTAACCAGCCTTAACACCAACATTTGTATTAGTATGGCCTGTAGTTTGCGTAAACCCAGCCTGATACCCCACAGCAGTGTTGTTGCTGGAGGTGGTGTTGGAGAAGAGTGCGGTTGAACCAACTGCCGTATTATAAAGTCCAGTTGTATTTACTTTAAGAGAGTTTGGCCCAATCGCAGTATTCTCATAACCTGTCGTATTTGTCAGCAAAGCACGATAGCCCACGGCTGTGTTTACATTGCCTGTCGTATTCGCCTCTAATGCACTATCTCCTACAGCAACATTAAAGTTCCCGCTAAAAGAAGCATCACTCAACGCAGCATCACCCAACGCCACGTTGCCTGTGCCAGTAGGATAATTCCCGTCCAGCTTGATCGTGCCGTTGTCCACGGTAAAGTTGCCAGACACAATAAGAGCATTGGCGATGGTAACAGTTCCATCATCTGCCACTGTGATCCTAGAAGTGCCATCATCGGTCTTGATAATGACCCCGGCGGAATCCACAGCTTGAATGACTGCCGATCTGATTTCCCATTCGTTGGTCGCCTGATCTAAATATGCCAGCGTGATCCAAGCGCTGTCTGCCTCGTTGCGAAACATTAACAGATTGTTGGCCGTGTCATACCAGAATTGATTGGCAAAAGTCGTGCTTGGCGCAGATGCGCCAGATGATGTGGATGCAAGCGCGGCAAAGGCATTGTTGATGTCGGCCCGTGTCGCTGGAAATCCTTGGTTTGCAATGTTAAAGTCATGTTGAGACATTATGTTAGCTCCTTGCCGTACCCTTTGGCCACATAGTCCAGATCGACTGAATTGGTGCTTTGTGACGCGCCATCAAAAATTGTGATCGTGAAGCCAGTGCGGCTTTTGCTCGTTATAGCATATCGTTCACCGTCCGCCAAGTTCGCTAAAGCGACCCCGATGGCTGGCGTTGCCTTGAATGCCGTTGGAAATGTGATGTTGGTTGTGCCTGTGAATGTGATGTCGCTCTGAGCCTCTACGCGCTCAGGCATATCCACTTGAACCGCCAGTTCACGCACCGCCGGAGTGGCCGAGCCATTTGTGCTTGTCATGCGCACTCTAAATTGCAACGCACGCGCTGAAATGTCAGCCACGATAAAGTCTTGCCAATCGGTATAAGTTGGAGACCCAGAAGGATCATCATCCGTGTGACGCAATTGCAACTTGGCCGATGTGACGTCAAACTGGCTAGAATCGCCATCAAAAGCACCCTCTCGGTCGTCGAACAAGCCAGATGCACCGTCAAAATCGTTCACATAGTCAATATAATCAACATTGAAAGTCGGGTAAACGCGGCTCGTATATTTCTCACCAAAATCAACATCATTGCTAAATTGATATGTCCCAGAAGATGAGACCGTGCCGTTTCCGGCGTCAAACTGGCCAAGAGCATCATCAAAGTTTCCAGATGGATCATCAAAACTATCAGATGTGTCTAGGATAAGAAGAGCGCCAGTTGCGTCTGTGGCTGATACCACATTGCTAGTCGTGCCAGAAAAAGCTGGATGTTCTGTTATAGTTTGGATTGCGTTAAATTCTTCCGTATCGTGCGGATCAACCACCACCACAAAGCTAGAAGCTGCCTCAGATAAACCGCCGATCTTATCAACGGCCTTGATGAAATAGGTTCCTGTCTGCGCCGGGACAACTGCGCTATTGCCCGGTCTGGATACCTTATCCAAAACGTCCACCGCGTTGGAATATACTGCACCTGATGTGAGGCTTGAATATCTGACTTTGTAATGAGACAGGTCTAGGTCGGTCACTGGCGTCCACGTTAAGTGCAAAGAGTTTCCGACTACGTTGCCAGTAAAGTTTGAAACGGTCTCAGGTGCCGGAGCAAATACGCTCAAGTCGAAGCCAGCCCGTATCGTCCAAGCTGATTTGACGCCAAAGCTGTTTATCGTTCTGGCGCGGACATCATATTGCCCATCCTCTAAGCCACTGACCTCAAACCGACCACCAGTTTGACGACCAACGCGAATATAACTTGTCCCGGTTGATTTCTTATATTCAACCTCAAACTTGTCCACATATGTTTGCGATGCAGTAACATCAATCAGCAAGACCCCGACGGCAGCCTGATTGACGATCCGCAACTCCGCATCAAGCGAAACCCCGGCTGCCGCAGTTAAGAATGGCGAGGGGAGAGTTGTATTATTTGACTCAAACGCAGACTCTTCCGCATTCCAATCATAAACCGCCGTTGATATTTCGCGCAGAGTCAAAACGACTTCCAGAGTTTGATCGGTTCCAAAGCCAAACCGCCAATCAATCACCTCAAAATTCTTCGATGAAAAGCCAAGCCTTGTGTTCGTGATGTTTACTATGTCACCGATCTGCAATTGCAGCGCCTTTAGCCCAAACGTGCCGGAGATCGTCAATTGCTCTCTTTGGCGATAGAGCGCAATCTTAGCCAATCTTTGCGCCATCGTCGGTGTGGACGTAAATGGCAGCGAAATATCTTGCGTGACCGTTTCCCCGCCGTCCTCAGTCACAAAGGTTGCAGATGTGACTTGTGGGTAATCGGTCGGCTGATAGTTGCTGTCTGGACCGGAGAATGTGCCTGTGACTGCGTTGAAGTTGTCTCGACGACTGTGGCGAGTGTTGATTTGCAGTTGGCTGCGCAAATCGTCTTCGTCCAAAGTCAAAACTGGTGAAGTATATGCGCCAGCCTTGATGCCCCACTGCCCTTGTCCATACCAAATAGTCCCCGCCATGCTGGCGACCAAATCAGTTATAATATCATCAGGCGGTAATGCTGTGGTGAATGATCCGTTGATCGCGTAACGCTTTTCAGTCCCACCAGCGGCAAGCGCAACATTTTCATCGCATATATTGGCAGCGGTTGCGAAGACAGTGTCATTCACTTCACTGGTCTCTGCGCCTAAACCATATGAGTTTATCAAATAATCGCGCAAACAAAGAGCCGCATTGGCCGACCAAGCGGTTGAACTCGTGCGCGGATCATAGACCTTTTTGCCCTTCACCACTGCGCTGAAAGTTGGCAATCCCTGCGGGAATACATTGGGATCATGCTCCGCTCGGATGTAGATGTAAGCAACGCCTTGCGCTCTATGGTCGGCAGTCCAAGCTGAATCCTCTAACAAAAGGTCAGCGTCGGCAGTTTGATCGGCAGCACCAAGGTGCTTGTTGATGCGCAGCGCATATGCTTGGAAACTGCCGTCGGCGTCTTTTATCTGATATTCATCATTGGTGACAAATCCGTTGCCATCGATAGTAAGCGCCAAATCGTTTGCATATATTGTCCCAATCTCTTCGCACTCATGCCCAGCCAGAGCAATCAAGCTGTGTAGATATTGCTGATCGCCTGTGACCGAGCGATAAAACACAGCACCACCGACGCGCTGTTGACCGTAAATGATTGCATGATCTGCGGCTGGCGACACAGAGTTGACTGTGGTTCCATAACCTTTTTGCGCTGCCGCCGCTGTTGCCGCGCTTGATCGTGCTTTGCTCGCCGCTTTCTTGTTTAGAGCATTTAATGCAAATCCAGTGACCACTGTATATGCGGCATAACCGACAATCGTGGCCGCGCTAATGGCAAAAGGACCAATAGTCACAATTGCTTTTGTGCTGACCCCAAGTGCGCCCGCTGCGGCAATAAATATTTGTGGCATCAGTCAAGGCTCCAAAATAGATCACTATCACTTAAATTAGATAGTATCAGACCATCGGCAGTCAGAAAAGCCGCAAGATCAGAAACCACGACACCCATTGCGATTGGCAAAACCCCTGCCATATCTTCGCTCTCCCTGCCGACCAATGTGCCACGCGGAGGGAAACGCTCCGTGAACCTCTCCAACCTGCCATCAAGAGCGTCAAAAATATTAGAATATCCTTGCTCGCTTAACTTGCGTCGATAGTGGATAAAGGCACTCTTGCCATCAGTATATTGACCCAGCCAATCGTCGCAATATCCCTCACCAGTTAATATTTCAGCGCAACGATTGGTGAATGTGATGCAGTCATTTTGGCCCCATCTGAAAGGATAATCGCGCAAATCCTCAAGATATTGCGCTAGATTAATATCCCAATTGGAAAGCCGCATCACCCATTACCACCCCAAACTAACCTCTGGTCTTGCATACTTTCAACAAAGTCAAAGGCGCGATCACCTGTGTGCCTGATCTTCTGGTTCTCAGATGTATAGCGTCGGGTTCTTGGTCGCTCCAAGTCAATCAATCGGCTTTCAACTGATACCGATATCGTTGAAGTCTCTGCGCCCTCCTCAATGGTCATTTGGTCCATATAACCACTGAACACCTCCATCACATCTGGCGATGCGTCTGGGTTTTCCCAGCTTGTCATAAATCCAAGATAAACTTTACAGATGCGACCTTGATATGGCTCGGTCAGCGCTAAAGACAAAAGGTCTGACGCAATGCCGCTAAGTGTCAAAGTCATTCCCTTTGCGGAAATATCTTGAGTTTCGTGGACGTCCGATATTTGCAAAAGGTTTGCGACCCCACTAT